CCATTTGTTCGCACGGTAAGCTTACCTTTCACAACACACTCCCCGTGAAGTATTAGCTGTTCCAAAATCTCAAAGTCCCAATCAAAACCAAACATCAGATTAAGGGTCTTTTTAACATATCCACCGGATAAATACTTCCAATTACCGCCACCCTTTGCCGGGCGCTCTCTAATGTACTTCGCAGGGGTTACTTTGTGAAGAAACTGCATCTGTGAGGCGTTGAATGCCGGCGATGCAATAAGGGCTAGTTCAGCCTCTGATATTAGCTTGATGTCTGACATTGTTAATTGTTTTTAGGTGTGTTCATTGCTTCTTTAACTCTATTTAAAAAAGAGTTGCTACGTTCTCCGAGTACATCAATACTCTCTTCGTTTACAATAGACATTATGCGAAGGCTCCAAAGCAGGAGCATAAATATAATAAACATCCCCCAGTACAAGTTGTCAACTTTAAAGTGGTGCATTAAAAAAGACCATAATAGAGTCGAATTAAGTGGAAGTTGTGAAGGGATATTGGTTCTTTTAATCTTTTTCATTTTTCTGGGTTTAAAGGTAAATCCGTGCCAGCATTTACCGGCACGGTGTTCAATTAAAATGGCAAATCGTTTCCTGCTTCTGCTGTAACTGTTGCTGTCTGTTCCTGTACTGGCGCTGCGCCTTCAATTTTCCAAGCGTTGGCTTGCGTATACCAAGACTCGTTGTGTTTTCTCGAAACGATGTCGAAATGTACAGTTGCCATTTGTCCGACACGTAATAACTTCACGTCTTCAAGTAACTTCCCACTCGCTTGGAACGCGGCTAGTTTTGGATAGCGGTCTTCTGTTTCAAGCACAAACACTTGGTTTGACCAATCTTTTCCGGCATTGCTAGTTCCTGTTTTTACTTCTTGAATCTCAACGACTCTTGCTTCAATCTTTAAGTTGCTCATAATTATTATTATTATTGGTTAATGAATACTTGGGTGTAGTGGTATAATACCCGTTCGTTATCCGAATAGGTAAGCTCAATGAATGATTTTACGAGGGATTTTAACCCTATTTTATTAAGGGTCTCTAAAAACTTCTCTTCGTTTTGAACTGGCAAGTCGAGCCATGTGTCAGTTAAAAAAATTGTTAATTCCGCTTCGTTTATTATGTCTTTCATATTTTTTTCGTTAGTGCAAATATAAGTAAAATAATTTATAAATCGTATTTTTTTCTACAAGATGAACATTCACATATCTCAATCCGAAACCTACCACATCCACTTGCGAAAATATATCCTTTATCAATTTGCGCCTGATACCATCCTTTATCAATCCAATTTTGCAAAGTAGTCGTTTTTTTTATTCTTACACTGCCGCAGTCAGGCGCTTTCCATTGATTATCCATACTTTTCTTTTAACTCGGCAAGTTTGATGTTTTCCTCAAAATATTCATCATTTTTCATTTTTTCGTTCTTTTTTCAGTAAATGTGTCAACAATTACGGTCGGGTAACCTAACCATAAGTTTACTAAGTCTTTCTTTTTGTCACTCTTACATAGTGCTGGGAGAACCTCAAACCCGTTTTGAAGTTCTCTTAATTCGTAGCGCATAATTTCTCGTATTTTTTTGCTCGTTCAAATTTTATGTCTCTTGCTATTCCATGAGGCGTGTTAAGCGCTGACATGATCATTAAGTGTAATTTAGTTTTGGTTTTCATGGTTATTTGTTTTTATATTTTTCAAATAAATTATTATCAACTCTTACTTTTTTGTTTGACAACCTATAATTTTTTTCTAATACAGTTAAACCGCTATATTTTAAAAACTCATCTTTAGTCAAAGTAACAATTTCAGAATTAGTAAAGCAATCTGTCATTGCAAATGCAAATTTTGAATTTCCTGATTTATAAACTTGTATAGTTTCCATTTTCTTATTTGTTTAATTGTTTTCCCGTTTTGTTAATACAAATATACAATTAAATAATTTATTAAACAAATTATTTTTTATAAAAAAAAAGAAAGGCCCTGTTAAATTAATAACAGGGCCTTTATACCTAAAAACTTATCCACCCAGAAAAAGCTTTCGTAAATATACTTTAAAAAAATATTGCTACCAAAGAAACGGCTACTAAAATACCTATAATGGCGTTTTTTACTTTCCCTTTATTTCTTGTTTTATCGAGGTCCGATTGGCATAACTCCAATTTTTCTACGCAAATAGAATCTGAACTAGCAAACATCAAAACCTTTTTTTCAAGGTTCATTTTTTCGAGAGAGTCAATGCTTGACCTGTCGTCACGCTTGTAAACCTGATCTAGCAGCGTATCAATCCGCTCCTGGCTAACAACTGAAGAAGCGACAAGTTCCTTGTATGGCTTAATGATAATTTTGGCTTTTTGCTTTTTCAAAATAGCAATTCGATTGTTCAATATATCAATGGTGTCCATGTACGGCTTGGTGTCTTGTTTGTACTCCTTAATATAGTTTACTGTTGGTACCGGATTACCGCATGAGTGCATAAGTAACACCCCCAAAGCGAAAGACAATATAGCAATAAGAGCGTATTTACACATCATTTTTTTTGGTTAATTTACCGCCTACAATACCAATCAAAGTACAAACTGCAATAGCCTCTTTGGTGTTAAATGGCACGTTAATTGGCATAGATTCTAAGGCTTGCAACACCTCTACCACGCTGGCGACAATACCCACCACAACGGGAATGTAATAAACAAAAAGCTTACCTAGCCTTGTTTCTTCTGCTTTGATTCTGTTAATTAATTTTTTCATACTTTCTTGATTTTGGCGAAATCTCCACCGATTCTAAATATTTCTTGCTTTGACTGTTTACGCCATCCTATGTGAAGCCATTGCGGATTCTCGTCTGTACCTTTTTCCCAAATCAACTCTGTAAACGGTATCTTATGCTTGTTGGCCACTAACCACCAAAACACCTTGTTAGAAATATTAACGCCATTTTTTATGAATGTTTCGTCAAATGCTTCGCCTGTTTGGTGCATACTTGTTTTGCTACCTCTAACGGCTTGGTTCAATTTAGGGCATCTGTAAGCGCAGGTAGGGGAGAACGTCCCCCACTCTTTACGGATAGCCTCAGCTATATTAACCGCCCCAAATTTCAAATTATCAATGATGGCTTGTGGTGGGTTGAATTGCTCTTTATATTTCTCAAAGTCGTTTTTTGCCGTTTCAGAGTTCGTAAACTCGTTTAAGCTAAAGTTTGTTGATAGTTGCATTATTTTTCGTCTAGTAATTGTTTCAGATACATTTCTACGCCAATAAGCGAGGACTTCATTTTGTGAACATCTGCGTTAATTTGTTCAAGGCTTTTCTCTGTCTTTTCGAAATCACGCATAAGGTGTTTTTGGTCGTTGCTGATAAGTTCTAATTTCGTTTCTAAAGAAACGACTTTAAAGCTTAGATTTTTAAGCGAATCAATTTCGCTAAGCATATATTTTACCTTATTATTAAGGTTCAAAATGCTTTCACGAAAGTATAAGTAAATTGCCCCAATTTCCACCAAGATAGCAATGATATTTGGTAGTGACGTGAAATATTGGACTAGCTGTGTTTGTAATATTACCATGACGCAAATTAGGCTATTTTTATGAATTTTTCAAAATCTTGTGGGGTTAATAAATGCGGATTTGGCAACCCTCGGCAAAGTCCGTTAAGTTCACTACATACTACTTTTTTAGGGTTGTCACGGTTGATTACCCATGACGCTAATATATAAGAGCCAAACCATTTTGCAACCTTCCACGATACGTAATTAACAAAACGCCCTAACTCGTATTTTTTACCTACTAATTTTTTTACGTCAATTTTGCAATCGTACCAATCGGAATAGTAATACTCACGACCCGAATTATTTTTCTTCCATTGCTCAAAATCGGTGCAAATAACACGGGGAAATTCCGCTTCGATTACCTCATTGTTTTCAGTATGTATAGCGGTGTGGCTGAACTCTGAATTAGTAACCTTGGCAATTCCTTTGCTACCAAGTCGGCGACTATCGGCTTTTAAAATTATGTCTCTTACTCTCATGCAAAGTCAGTTGATTTTACAACGTAGCAATCAGGCGCATCTTGTGGAATAGCAGCTAAAGTCATTTCTATGGTGTCAAGCAATCCTACCGCTAAGCTTGTAGGCGTGCGTGCTAGTTCGTTAAATAGCGATGTAACAGGCTTCCATACTTCCTCATCTTGAAGAATATAACGCTTTAAATTTTCTGATAATGGCGTTATAACTTCGCCATCGGCATTTTTGATGTACTCGTTATAAGTCACAATAATCTTTGAACTTGGTAATAAGCTTAAACCATCTTCGCTAACTTCGTAAGAAGGGATAAAAGCTTGATTTAAAGCTATCTTTCTAAACATTGTCATGCCGTTGTATTTTGCAACCGCACCTAGATTTATTTCGTTTAATATTGCCATTGTTTTATTTTTTTAAGCTGTTCTAACACAACGCCATTTTGATGTTGCTACATTCCAAATAAATTCAACACTTAATTTATCTGTTGTTACTGTGGTAGTTGGTAAAGCAATAGTAGAAGATTCAAAACTTGCACCCCATGTAATTGCTCTTGCATCAGTTCCTGTAATATCAATCCATAGTTTTTGCCCTCTCTTAGGTGTACCTGTTAAGTTAGTAGTAAAACTTGTAATATCAACTGCTTGTGCTGTAAGTTCGTAGTAGTTAATACTATCAGTATCAATAGTTGGAGTTGCACTTGATGTTGTAGTTCCTGCTCCAAAACCTAAAGTAGTCCAAGATACACCATCATTTGTACATAATGCGTTTAAGTCTGTATCATAAACAACTAATCCTTCAGTATCTACTATTGCTTCTTTCTGTATAGATGTCATTCTTGGAGGTAAGAAAGCCTGTGTAGTGCTATCTACTTGTAAAATTGCCCTAGTCGACTTTGTTCCTGTTCCAAAATATAGCCCATCATTTTGTAATACGCCTATCTGTGTACCAGCAGAGTTTGACCATTTTTGCAAAACAGTATTTGCTGTTGTGTTAACGCTTTGCCATCTGGCCTCTAAAGTATTAGTGTATCTAAATCCGTATATACCCAATGCACTATTAATCCAAGAGTGCATATAATTAGATGCTGAAGCATCTACTGCCCTTACCCATACTTGTGAACTGAAATATAAATTTTTGTCAAAAACAATAGAACCAACTTGATTAAGTGTGCCAAATTCATGTCTTGTAGAATTCATCGTAACTCCTGAACCATCATTTTTAATTGTTAACAGTTCTGTAGTTGCATTAACACTTAACACACTAAATATACTACCATTACTCCCTACTGTTCCTTGATACCCAAACAGTTGACCCCATGTAGCACTTAATTGAATACCTGCTATTGATACTACATTTGTGCCATCAAATGTTAGTAATTTATTTGTAGTTAATCCTGACAACTTAACGTACAATAAATCTGCTTTTACTTTAAAATAAGTAGTCCACAAATTTAACAACGTAGACTTAACCCCAACAAATGTACTAGCACTGTTGTAGAATCCTATTGTATCTGCATCTACGGGAGTGGCTTTATTCGCCCAAGTCTGTACCCATGTTCCCCATAATTGAGCAGTAGTGGTTATTAGTTTTTTTGCTGAATCAAAGAATGTAGGGGTTGAAGCCGTTGCCTGACCTGAATATATTAACCCATTACCATCAACACTAGATGTAACTGTACCTGATCCATTTAATATCTCAATGACAGTATCAGTATCAGCACCTGAACCTCTTTTAACACTTACGGCACCTCTTGTAGTATCTGTTAGTATCTCAGGACTAATGCTATTATCGTAAGCATTTTGTAATGTTGAAACTGATAAACCCCCAACACCTGCTGTACCTCCAAACTTTGGAGCTTCCAAGAAGAAAGCTTTTGTTGCAGAGTTTAAAGCTGTTGCACCTTGTTGAACAATTAAATATGATCTTAATACACCATTTGGAACGATTGAAGGATTAACAATAAAAGTTTCAGTTTGAATACTTGCTTTAGCTTCTGCAAGTGAGTTGTACTCAATTTGCCCCCTTTGGATAGCTAATAAATTTGAAGAGAATAAATAAATCCTTTGGATTGTAAATTTATTAACACTAACGGCAGTAGTAACACCTGCTAAGTCATAGTTGTTAGGGTCTATTGCGCTAAGTATGCCACTTGCGCTTCCTGTTTGATTATTGTATCTAAATGTAGCTACTGTTAATGAACCTGTTACTACTATGTTAGGATCATTCGCAGAAGTAGAATAATTTGCCCCTTGTTTAAATATCTCCCCCGCTGTTTTATTTAAGTTTAAGTTAGCACCATTAGCTGAAAAAATATTTCCTGTTATATTAAAGCCTGCTAAGGATTGAAACAAGTCATTAAGTTGCGCCTGAGGACTAATAGCTAAATGCTGACCTTGATTAACAGCAGTAACAGTTGTTAGATTGGTATGTATAATAGTTCCTATTACAATGTATTGTCGATGTAATGCCCCACTAAAGTCGGTTGCTTGTTGGACAACATTACCTGATGAATCTATTGCTACAAATGTTATAGGTTGCGTACCTATATTTGTTACCGCAACATCTGTTTTTGCAGACCAAGAAACATTTACTAAAGTTGCTGGTGTAACTGTATTGTCTACCACCATCCCAACACCACTAGCAATAGTGAAAGTAGTTGCTACACCTGCCCCACCTGTTCCAATAGATACAACTCCACCTGTTTTTACGCCTGTTGAATGTGAAGCCATCCCTGCAATACTTATAGGCTTATTAGCATCGCTTGTATTGTCTATATTTGAAATGCTTGATTGGTCAGCTTTTAACGCCAAAGCATCAGATACAGCATCTTCGGAAGGTGACTTGTCTGTTACCCCATTTGTAATTGTTTGGGAAATTAAATCAAAGTCGCCTGTATTATACATTGAAAATACCTCCCAACCATAACTATAACCATTTGTAACGCATACAAGACCGACAATTGAATTCACTCCAGTTACTACCCATGGTGATACTACTGCCCCTGTAATAGTTAATGAATAAATACTCCTATTATTAACGATTAATATTTTACCTAAATAGCTAGAATCAGCCATAGGTACTGACATAGTATGGTCTGCGGTTGGTGCTACCCAATTTATTTTACCTACTTCTAAAACAGTATCAACGTCATACTTAAAAACAATGTCTTTGATGAATCCTGCATCCTGCAAAAGTGTACTAACCTTAACTCTTTTATTAAGCCCTGTCGACACTTGGACAATAGGAACTACGTCTTCACCGTCTAGTGTTAACGCCTCGGGCAATTGTGAAATTTTCTCGTCTACCGCCATTATATTGTTGTCTCTAATTTGAATTTAAAACCATTTTCCTGCAATAAGTAAGCGCCGTTTTCAAGTAAAATGAAGCCACCGCCAATATCTCCTGTGCTTTTGCTTCCACTCTTAATGCTCAAACCTTGCGAAAAAACCTCACTGGACACAAACGCATCCTCTATGTCGTTAATATTGTAGGTAAATTTTTTGAAAACATTATTCTGGGTGTGTAAACTTTCTGCGTTGTTATCGTTAGCAAATTTAACAAAATTATCAAGTCCGCCAATAGTTTGGACGCACAAATCAACTAATGTCTGCCCATCTCGCCCAAGGATTGAACGAAGGGGAGAAAGGATCAATTTTTCAACAACTGAACTGCTCGTTAAATTAATTGAATAAGTGGCGTCATAAGTGTACGTAATCGGCTCGTTTGGTGTCAATATAGACAGGTCTGAACCGTTTTCGCTAGCCAATTTAACAAAGTAATCCATTGTGCCGTACAACTTAATACAAGCATCGACAACGCTCGACTGCGAACCTATTTTAGTAGTTGCCATTGATTTGTATTTCAAAATTCTCGCCTGCGCTAATATTTACAAACGCAGTAGCACCATCAGCTTTAAGCTGTAGCCTTATTTCTTTGTCAAGTTGCGCCTTACCGTTAGATTTATTATAATTAATCAACCCAACGCCGGCCAAAGGAAACTCTTTAAAGTCGCCCTTTTGCGCAAGCAACAAGTCTCTAAAATGCTGTTCGTCGCTGAATCCAATCACAATGTCGCCAGTATTAGGATCTATCAATAGATCTCCGTCAGCGTCTGCTAATATATCAAATGCCATGTGTTACTTTCTCGTTTTCAATGTTTGAATAGTTTCCGACGATCTTCCCTGTTATCACTCCGGCAAAGTAAGCCTTTAACGCCGCGCCACCATCACTTGGAACCGGTGTCCAGCTAGTCAGCGAATTAACAACCGCCTGTAAGACTTCATTTGTTTTGTCTAGTTGTGTTTTTAACTCTTGCGTCTTTGTTAACCCACCAAAGCTTCCATCTTGCAATTTTATTACATCGTTACAAGACATATTAATGTTTTCGAGTTCGGAGTACATGGCTAGGTACGGCGCATTTTGTAGCGACCACATTACAAGGACGGTGGAACCAATTGTGGGGATGAATTCAATGCCATCACTTACATCGGCTTGCAATAATACACCGGGAATATCCGACACAAATTTAGAATTAAATGGCGTTATTTCGCACGTGTTAGTATCAAGGTCAACGGACTTAACGGAACCAAATATAAGCCCAAGCCTATCAGCTTTGTGCGTTCCTGCTATCTGTTCTATTGCTTCCCTCGCTGCGTCATCTAGTGTCATAATCCTTCGTCAGTTACTTGTTGTGTATTAATATCGGTCTGCATATCAAGTTCAATCACTTGTCTGTAACCGTTTATCCCAAACGTCTTTTTTAGGCTTTTTACTAGAAATTGCCCGTTGCGTTCCGGCATTGCTCGGCTTTGTAAGTAACAAAGGTCACCATGTCGAGCGCTTGGCATGCCAAACGTTGTGAAGCTTCCACGCCACCCGGTGTATGACATTCTATTCAGCTGTTTGGTCGCAAGCACTCGCATTTTCGCCTCCGTAGTGTTGAGATAGTGGTAAGTTTTTAACTCGCAATCAAGTATCTTGTCGTCGGGCACGTAAATAATTACTTCCTTTTTCTTTGTTTTTTGCTTACCGCTTCTAGTCGTTCCCGTTACCTCTGTAACCTTTGAAATTGCTTTAATGTGCACATTCAAATCTTCTTTTCGGAAATATTTTAATTCACTTGATATTATATTTTGATTAAAATCAAAAATCCACTCACGATCACGTGCACGGTCGTTGAATACGTCTTTTTGGTCTTCGGGGTAGTATGCAATCGCGGCGCACCTCAACTCCTTTTTTACTCCTGCCGGGCCGTTTATCCTGCGAATATAAGTATACAAATGATAGTCTTTTTTTAGGCGTTCCAACATCTTTGCAACGCTTTCTGTATTCACACAAATAAAGTCGCCAATTTCCGCAGAAACCTTGTCACGTATGGAAACATCAAAACCTTTGCCCTCCAATATTTCACGCAACATTTTGCCGACTGTGTACCCTTGCGATTGAGAGAATGTCTTATTGGGAGTTGAGATTTGTTTCAATAGCCACATGTCATCCTCGCAATCAAGTTCAATGCTCATGTCGTTGTTGATAGCGTTGATGTAACCCTCAAACTCGGTTACCATTTCGGTTTGGTCTTCAATGCCGTCAAACCAAATATAACCAAGTTCAATTTTTACTTCATCACCCCTCATAAAAATTGGTGGCGTGTCGTTCCCTTCGGTAATGTTTACTGATTTCAATGGGAATATTTTCCCGTTCGAAAGTTCTACGTAAATATTTTTAGGAAAACTGATTTTACACCTATCAGTCAAATTTTGCCACGACGACTCAATACTAATCTCACGTACAAATTCAAAGTCGATTACCTCGCTCCTTGCTTTGTCGTTCCAACTCGTTTTTTGGATAATGGTAATATGTGACTTAAGTCTAAGCACTGCGCTTTCTGATTTTTAGTATTGTTGGTGTGCTTGAATATGCCTGTATTTCGAACTGTTCGGAACTTTGTGAGCCGACATCGTTCGGGTTGGTAAAGTAAGATATATAAATTTCATTAATACCCCAAACTTCATTTAGATACCAAGACACTACCTTTAATTCAACAGAGGCTTTCATAAGCTTCATGTACTTTCGCATTTGCGATATTGGGTACTTGCCATTTTGCGCAAGAAATACGCCTTTAATGTTTATCGTGTAGTCACCATCTGCTATGTACTCCGGCACCTCGCCATTTTTGCCTTGAATTGGAGTTCTGACAATGTTCTTTTGTTGCGAAACGTCAAATAGTACCACATTCAACACAAGGTCGTCATCGGTAATCTCTTTATCGGAAACCTCCATGGTAACCTCGTTACCGTCAATGTCAATATAGTTTCGAGCCTTAATAATAAGGTTTGAAAATATGGCCCTACCTATAAAGTCTTTTTGGTCAGCAAACCTATATTCGTCATCGCCATTTTCTTGATAAGCTGGAATAACAGCATTGCCACTTACTGGCGCTCGCTGCTCCTCATAATGTTTTGCGGACTCTTCGGATAGAGCCGGCATATTACCCTTGTAAAACGCAGTTTGAAGCGCACCTAACCCGTAAGTGCGTATAATGATTCCGGCTGTGTCTTCCGCTTGTGAGCCTGACACCGGAATAGCTAAATTTCTGCCTAAATCTATTGTCATTGTGCAATTACGTTAATATCGTTAACTAATGCAACTAATGCCTTTTGAACTTCCTCTTTAATCTTGGGCACCACCTGTCTTGTCTCGTTTACGGAAATAACAAGGTCTTTTACAAGACTTCCAATAGTAATGTTTATTTGTTTGACCTCGCTACGACTGCCTGCTGATTTTCCTGAAGAAGGACCGATTGGAGTGGAGGCGTTATTTGCTTTATTCCCGGCTGTTTTGCTCGCTCCGCCTGCAAGCGCTGGTGTTTTATTTCCTGCCTTAACCTCCGCAACATAACCATTACCATACGCCTTACTCACATCTTTTGACCAATCGTAAGTGGCCGCCTTAGCAATTATGTTATGAGGCAGCATCTCGTTCATGTTGATAGCTGCCGCCTTGAAGTTGCCATTCTTCAAATTGTCGATTGCTAAAAATATAGGGTTGAAAACTTCTTTAAAGAAATTTCCAATATTAGTAAACACTTGTTTTACTGATTCCCAAATCCCATAAATTGAGGCCCTAAACTTCTCTGACGTTTGCCAAGCTGTTATAAGCGCACCAATTACAATTGAGGCCCCAAGCGTTACGGCTCCCCATGCAACTGTGGCTGTTACTCCAAGCGCTGCGAAATTACCTTCCATGAGATATAATGCAGCAATTTTCACGTAGTCGGCGGCAGTGCTAATGCCTGTTGCAATCGCAGCACGATTAACCCACATAGTATACAATGACCACCACGTAACAGCACCGGCAACAGCACCGGCAACTATTTTGATTTGAGTAGCGTGCTCTTGCATCCAATGTACGCCCTCCCTAACTCCTTGCGCAAAATCTGACGCAGCGTGAGCCATGGCGACAAAGACAGGCTTACCAATTTCAGCCATATCCTTGTACATTAAGAAAAATTCATTTTTTGCAATTGCAGCGGCACCACCGACTGTGTTGACATTATCGGCAGCAGAACCCCCGAAAGTGTTATTTAATTCATTGGCGAATTTTGGAAGGAAATCTTCGGCCATAAGCTTGCCGTCAGCCATGAACTTGTCTAGTTCGGTAGTAGTCATCCCCATAGCTTTAGCTGCTAATTGAAATGCTCCCGGCAAGCGTTCTCCAAGTTGACCTCTTAATTCTTCAGCACTAACTTTGCCTTTAGAAATCATTTGGGAGACAGCAAGCAATGCGCCCTCTGTCTGCTCTCCTGTTAATCCAAGTGTCGCCGCCGCCGCTGAAATTCCCTCGAATGTTTGTCTTGTAGTCTCGCCCTCGATAGACGTTCCTTTTGATGCTGCCGCAATAGTCGTGTAGCCTTGCGCAACAGAATCAAGACTTAACCCTAATTTGTTTGAAATGTTAGCGAGGTAGTCAAACCTCTCGCCCGCAGCGCCTGAGTCGCCCTCTGAATATTTAAGTCGGTTATTGAGTACGTCAACCTTTATTGACGCCTCGAATATGTCCGTAGCAAATGACTTGACAGTATCAACGGCAAAATAAGCCGCCACTCCCTTACCAAACTTGGAGAGTGTGGATTCAACCTCTGACGCCTTCCTGTCAGTCTCGCCCATCTTGTTAATGACCTGGTCTAACTTGCCAAGGATTTCACCCCTTAAATTTACGGTATAATCTACTCTTTCATTTGCCATTATGCGCCCATCATTAACTTAATCATACTTGCTTTTCTTGCGTCGTCAAAATCCAACGCATATTTTAGCTGAAATTTTGCTTGCCACCATTCGTCCGAGTCAACCTCGGGGTTGATACCAAAATAAAAGCGAATAAGAGCGCTGTCCTGCTTCTCGTATTCGCTTTTATCAGTAATCTCGTAAAGTGACTGTACTGTATCTAATTTTTTTTTAAAGCTTCGGTATAATAGATAATCAACCCTTCACAAACTTTTAATGCGCCTAAATAAAGGGCGTCAAGATTTTTGTCACGCTTTGGATTCTCTGCCAATATTCTTGAATCAGACTCATTTTTCAGTAAGCAAGATTGCAATAGAATGTCGTCAGCGCTCGTATATCGTCCGCGCTGATACAAATCTATACATTGCATCTTCGTGGCTCTGTGTGGCTCTTCTAAGTACCCAATACACTCGTTTAATTCTTTATCAAAAAGAACAAACTTATTGACAGTATGCCCAAGCTTAGCCTCTATTTCTGCGCGTCTCTCTTCTGCTTCTGCTTCGATTTTAGCACATAAATAATCCCAAGCATCTTTACTTAACTCAACTCTTGGTGTGGTGGAAATAACCGCCTCAAAATCTACATTTGAGGCGGCATTAATTGGTGTATTTTTTTTCATGTTTCTTATGCGTTTGGATTACCTGCCCAAATAAATGGAATAGTAACTTTTAGACTTGTGTCGCCTTGCGAAGCTTCAAGCGCCTCGGTGTCAAATTCTAAGGCGTACAACGTTTTTTCAAGTGGAGGAACACCAACACCCGTTGCAATTAGCTTCATGTTTGCAGGTGGAATCGACAATAAGTCTTTCCCTGGTGCTGCGTTAATCCACTTTTGAAGTTCTTCTTGATAAATCTCAACAGAACCCTCGTAAGTGATATTTCCGTAAGTCCTACCAATAGGCTCATAACCACGGCCCATCTCGTTTTTTTTGTCCTGCTTACGAGTGAAGCTTATTTTCGTAATCCCAACTAGAGGAACGCCGAAGGGCATGAAGGTTAGGTTACCCCAACCATACATTACCCCGTTAACTAATACTGCCTGTGCCATATTTTTCTAAGATAGTTTTTGTGTGAAACCTACGGTGACATTGAATCCTCTCGCAACAGGTGATGACAAGTCTTTCAAGGTAATATCGATTGCGCTTGTTCCGTCAAGACGTATGACAGGCGTTGTACCTACTATTACTTGATAGCCTGACAACTCTGGATTGTCGCCTGTAAGCATTGATGCCAATGCGTTTTCTACTGCATTTTTGAAGGTAGAAATAGAGGTGTCGCTAATCGTTCCGTCGCTGTTTAAACGATAGTTTGATTTAATGTAAGGGAATAAACCAATACGGGCCAATCTAATTGACTTGTTTATTGTTCTGTTGTTTTCAATATAAGCATAATCACTTGATTGAGTTACAGAGGTGTTTGAATCATTGAACCAAGACCCGTTTTGGTTTCTGCTTTTAATGGCAAAAACATACCTTGAATTATCAATAAATGTCAATGCCGCATCGTAAGGGTCGATAAAATATTGGTCATTTGACAAGCCAACAAGTTCCAACTCGGTACCGTCCGAAATATCAAAACGTCCTGTTGCGCCAATACATTCTTGTACCTTCGCTCTTGAAACAGTTCCCAAAGCATAACCACCGGCAGAAACAGACTTACCTGTTGATGCTCTTAATGAAGCACCAAGACCTCCGCGATCCTGCGCAATGATTACAGAAACGTTTGGAGCAGTTAAGCTTCCTAAGTTTGGTAATGACAAGTAACTAGCCCATGAAGCATCAACAAAATTGGCAGAATAAAGCACCTCGATAGGAGCCTCGTTTGTTTCCAATGTGGTAACCACGGCTTGCAATGCAGTAACCTGTGACGTTGCGAATACGGTCGCCTCGTTGAAAACAAATGCTTGTCTCAATTGACCGTCTGCGAAGTCGGCAAGTGTTTTTAATTCAACAAATGCAGAGTTTGAAGTGAACAATCCAAGATAAAGAATCCCAAGCGGATTTGCTCTGAAAAACTCCTTAAGGTGGTAGTATATTACTGCGATACGTGAAGCAATACCTGTAACGCCTAAAGCAATAGCGAATGAACCTCCTGAATAGGCTGTACCGTTTACATTGTACGTTACTGGAGTTCCACTATTTGGGTAAATACCTAATCCTGCCTTAACTGTTAAGGTTAACACAGTAGATGAAGCCACCGCAACAAACCCGTGAGAATAGGTGTTCAAGTTGATAGCTTTCACGAGTGAAGCTAACAAGACAGCAAGCGTTGTATCGGCAGCATAAGAACCTACTGTGTACGTCAACAAGTTTACAATCGTGCCATTTGGCAACGTGTACGGCATAGTAATCACTGCGCCAACAGCTGAAACTGGAACAGCAGTAAATGTGTGTGTAGCCTTGGTTTCGTCGCCATAATTAAGGTCAATACCTAACGCCTCAGCGTCTTTTGCTTGGGTTAACTTTGTTGCGTAACCGTTTGTCACGTTCGCAGTCAATCCGGCAGGCAATGAACTTAAGTAAGCAACTAAACCAGAATAATGGTCAAATCCCGGCTGTGGTCTTCCAAGACCGCCTTGCGATTTAACAACTGGTATAACGTTTAAACTCATTTTCTTTTTTGGTTTATCAAAAAAAAGGGATAATTAAATCCCTTTTTTTATCAGTTTGAAATTATATGACAGTGTCGTCTTCCTTAATCGGGAAAAGTGGGTCGTCTGTTTTTGCTTTTTGTTTCTTTGGTTTCAAAGCGCTTTCTCTAGTAACTAGCTCGGCGCCTGCAACGGGTTTCAAAAAGAAATCTCCGTTTTCCTTCACGTAAACCTTGTTAACGTTCGGGTGGTCTTTTAGGAATTCAACAACCATTACGACTCGACGTACCGTGAAACTTCAACCCACTTTGTACCCTCAAACATAAGTACAATGATTACCCGTTTACCTGAACCCGGTGACGCTGTGCCTGCTCCTGTTACGTTGCTCGTAGTAAATTTAAGTTTCCGAGTCGCACCACTTGCCGAGGTTGTAATAAAGATTTTGTCCCCAAAATAGCTTGCCTTAACGCTCAATACTTGTATTACTAGCGAGTCCGTCATGGCCGGTACTTGTACGTAGGTTTCAGACGCTGACGGCGACAACTTCAAGGTGTCGACACCGGTCGCAAAAGTATAATCTACTTTATTGAACGTGAGAACACTACCTGTGTTGTTCTTGTTTTTGGTTGTACCCCATCTTGGAGCAGTGTATTGTGCGAACGATACTCCCATCGTAAGGCAAAATAAAATGATTAAGCTTAATAGATTTTTCATATTGATATTTAGGTTAAGCCCCCGGTTAAGGGGGCGTTAATTATACTTCGAAATCAGCTTCGGTTAAAGCCGTGTAAAGAACAAATTCAGTAGGCTTGGCAATCTGCGTGTCGAATTTCCACAATGCTTTTGCAAAGTACTCTTCGCCATACGTAGTCACTTTACCGGTTTCAATTTGCATGTCTTCGAAAGAGTTCATACCAACGAACAATTGACCTTCAATAGAAGTGTCCAACCATGCGAAGTAGAATGTATCTTTCGGCAAGCCTGCAAGGGTAACAATTTCAAAGTTTTTATGCTTTCTAATGTTAGCCTCGAACACGTTACTACCTTTGAAATCAAGGGCAGCACATGCAGTGTCGTAAAGTTCAACGTCTTCAACAGACATAGCGAATTTCAAACGCTTAAATCTATTGATTGAACTCATCAACGCTTTACCACCCGTAGTTGTCGCCATTGCCGTAATTGCTGCGTTCATTTTTTCGATGATGTTAGCGGCAGTCAAAGCTATCGGTGTTGGAACAGGAGTGTAAGTACCGTCAACAACTAATTTTTTGATGAAGCCATCAAAGAACTGAATTGCATAACGAGAGTCGTCT